CCCTTGCCCCTTCACTAGGGAACTAAGCTGCAACGCAGCTTGTCCGGCTTTTGTGGAACACCAAAAGCGTAATTTTTTGGCAAATAATTGCCAATCACGTTTGTTCAACGAGTATTGATTGTTTGAGAGTTTTAGTTTTTTTATAGACTCCTCATTATAGGTTAAAGTCAAGAACATGTTTTGACTATGAAGCGAAGACTCAAGGACCGTTCGCACGGCCCAGTTTTGAGTTTTTTTTAGCCTGCATCCTATACATTGTCCACAGGGCATTTGAACGGATAGATTTTTTATTCCTTTTGATTGATCGAAAGTGATAGGCCAAAGGCCAGTTTTAGGATTTTTACCTGCGAGAGTACGCCAACCAGTAATTGGATTATAGCAAGGCATAAGACACTTCCCAAAGGTTGGTTTTGTGGTAGCGGTCTACGAATAAATTCGTAGCACCGCCACCACAATTAGTTAAAGACGATATCCACCGCGCATTGGTTGCGAGGATAGATTTTTTTTGATCGTACCAGAGTGCTTACGAAAATTTTTTTTCGAAGCGCGTCGAGGCATGCGTTTTCTCATCATAATATCACCTCCTTACCAGTGACCGGTCGCTCCGGGTCTATGTGATTTTGCAGAATTGCGAAAACGAGTTTTTAAAGCATCGTAGAATTGACCCATGTCGGATTTGAAAGCTTTACCGGAAGATTCAAGATTGTCCCAAATATTTTCTCCAACCTGCCCGAGGAAATTGGCAGGTTTTTTAACGGCTCTCCATAAGTCGCCTTTCACACCAGAACGATTTAACTCGTTCTGAAGTAATTTGCCTTGAAGAGCAGAATTTTGAGTTTCTTGAATCATTTTTTGAGCACTCGCTGATGCAGCTTGAGAATCATAATAAGACTTATAGGCAGAAGCGTTATTTGCGTTCTGTTGTGAAGTCTGAGTGTCTATTTGACTCTTTGTAAGCGCGATAGCAGCGTTAGATTGCTTAATATTTTGTCTAGTTTGCAAAGCCGCGACAAAATCGCGCCCCGTGCTTTCTAATGGATTGGACGGAGTAAACATACTCCCGTTAGGTTGAGAAGCACCGCTGCCTCCTGTAGCGGTCAGAATAGGGTTTAAACCTGCTTTGCGCAGATCAGCTATTTCTCGCTGATGAGCTGTATTGCTCATCTCTTTCTGAAAGGCCATTTGCCGTTTTGAACTTCGAGCACCTGCAGCGCTACTAATTAAACTTCCCATGACAGGAGCAAGTAAAGAGGCTACAAGTCCGGCAGTACCTACAGCGGCTCCGGCAGTACCTCCAACGGTTGCGCCGGCTCCTCCTACTACGTCATCGGCTCCAGCAGGCATAGATCCTCCTATAGATGGTCAATAAGACCAGGGACAGAGTAAGTGGGCATAGGACGAGCGCAAATAAGATCAAAGTAAGCGTCAAAGATTATTTGTGGTTCGTCGGTTACAGCAAGAACACGATTAAAAGGTACATCTTCTTCGATAAAAGTTTGATCGAGAGTAGGCAACTGTGCAAATGTCTGAGATAAATGCCAATAAGACATACTTGCAGAAGGGTCCGCCAAATTCGCTCTCATTTTACCTGTGATTTGCGAATTTCGGTACCTATACTCGGCGTAGCGTTCTTGGTATCCGAAAGGTTCAGTATTAGCCGGAGCACTGGCAGCGAAAAAGATCTCTTGATTAAGAATTGCTTGCTCACCAAGATGAGCTAAAGAAGGCCAGTAAAAATCATAACGAGTTTCCCGACTAAACATACGTGGGAGACCTTGACTGTATGTGAGGTCTGCTCTCACAGAGGCGATACCAATAATTATAGAATGCTCAAAAAAGGATTTGTGCCATCCACCGTTAGAATCCGCTATAGTACCATATGCGGCGAGAGTACCGAGTGGAGTACCGTTTTCAGTTTCGCTCGGTGGAGTTACACTTGTTTGTTGAACTGGATTGATAGACATGCGTTTGGAACTTGTTGCCAACAATTCAGGGCGGTATAGGTAATGAGGCATGGTTACGCCAAAATGACTACGAATTACTTCGACGTATCGAGTACCACCACGTGCATCACGTTCAAGCATTCTTTGAAGCTGAAAAGCTTGACGGAGTGAGTTTATAGTAGCAGCGGTAGCAGCGCTTAGATCGGCTACAAGCCCGGAATTTTCCGGATTGGCAAAGCCATCGCTGATACCAATGAGCTTTTCGTACACTGTAGGAGTTACAGCGGCACCTCGATCATCACCAATGTAATGCCCACTCGTACCGGACAATTTTTGGCCTACGATATCACCATTGGCCTCATTGTAAAAGCTCATTAAATCGGTGCCGTTATAAAAATTGATTGCATGACCATTACCGATGACAGGAGCGGTAGTCCCAAGGGGAAGTTCCACAGCTGTACCTTTTTGTGGCCAAAGCAAAGCGGATGTAAAATAATCATGTCTTTTTGCGCGTTTTTTTATGCCGTAGTTGCTTAGTTGGTCCGGTCCATCGCCGGTATTGTGATAGGCGCGTTGACAGAGGTCGTGCGGCCGAAACCATTCGTTATAAATTTGATTGTAAGCGCGAAAGAACATTGCGCTAAATTTGAGGTGCGCTTCGTTAATGGGAAGACCCATATAGTCGCCGAGAGATTCTTCAGCGATATAGTTGTTCCCAGTATCGATATACGGAATATGATAGTCGGTGGTGTCACCAGGGTTATCTTGTTCCCCATTAAATTTCTTCCAATTGTCCCATAGTATGCGCATAGGGACTGAGAACCAGAAGGTATCTAAATAGACGTTATCCATAATGGGAACAATTGGAGTGGCAAGACGAGCGAAATAGGTCGGAGACATGCGAAAGGTATCGCCGGGAAGAGCTTCGTCGATAAAGATGGGAATAAGTAATCCAGAGTTAAAAGCTGTTTTTAAACCGCTACTGCGATTAAAAACACTTCGTGGTATTTCCACATTAGGGATTTGACTAAAATTGTGTTGCATTACGCTTTTCATTTTGTCTCCTAAAGTAAAAGGGGGGGTGCCCCCCCCCCTTCTTGGAATTAAAGAGCTTCCTGCGGATATCCTTTATGAACCTCAAGCGCAGTTCCCAGAGAAATGGGAGCGGGGAGGTTTTCGAATTTCCCGTTAGAATCGTCGTATTCGGCGATTTCAAAGAGAGTAAAATCCTCCGGATGCTTACAGAATTGAGTCGACTTATCATTAACGACATCCATCCAGCTTCGCAGAGCCTGGCCCTTCGACTGCATGAAGAAGGGTTGGGCGAAAGCGCCAATTTTAGAATCATACACGGTAAACAACTTAAGTTTCATTTTCGTAGTTCCTTTTTAGTTTTTTGAATTCGGCGATTTTTATCGCCTCGCGCACGATGAGACGATCAAGGGTGTTATGGCAAGCGTTTTTTTTGGCCGCGTTTTGACCGCGTGCTCGGAGCCGGGCTGCGCCCTGGGGATTAAGAATTTCGTATTGAGATTTATAGAACTTGGGGGGCTTTAATTGTTTGCCCCTGAGAACGATGAAGTCGTCAGGATAAACGTCAGAGGCCCATTTTTCGTACCAGCCTTTGGCTATACCTGGGCGCCGACTCATCGTTGTGTATTCGGGTTGAATGTCGACGAATTCCCCAGTTTCTGGGTCCATGTCGACGTAATATTGACTGGCAGCTTTGCCAGTTATTTTTTTGGTGATGTAGCGAGCTACATAGGCCGCTGACTCGAAGGTCACGGACCCGATTCTGACGATGCCGTTGCCCCATATTTTTTCAAGGGTAGCAGAATCGTAGATAGCGTCCCCATTTTCATTTTCAGAGATTTTGACCTTATCGGCGAAGTCAATGCCGAAGAGGCAAGCATGGTAGTGGGGACGGAGTTTTTTGTCGCCGTATTCACCGCAATGGAAATAGCGGATGGGGCGATAGAGCCTACGGAACGAGTCCTGTATAGGCATAAGAGGAGAGGGAGAGAGAGAGAGAGAGGAGAGAAGTTTGAAGGAGAAGTGTTTTCGGAGTTTTTTGAAGAAGAGTTGGAAGTGGTGTTTGGAGAGAGAGTTGTATTTGGGAAGATTAGAATCAGAGTAAGTGAGAGTTATGAAGGAGTTGTCTTCATGTAGAGACGCTTCGTGGACGCAGCGTATAGCCCATTGCCGGGACCGTTCAAGACGGCAGCCGATGCACTGGTTGCAAGGAAGTTCTATAGGAAGATCGGTAAAACCTTCGCGCTTAGAAAAGACTATGCTACGTTTTCCCGAGGGATTAACGGTCTGCGCCCGATATCCCTTGAGAGGTCGGAAACAAGGCATGTTTCTACTACCTCTTTTTAGTTCCCCCCCGACCGTGGTCGGGGGGGTTTTTTTTTAAGGGGTTTGGAAAAATTTTTTTTAAAGTCGGATGCCGCCGCGCATTGGACGCGGGCCGACATTCCGTTTATTAGTCCGTGAGGCCGTTTTAGAGAAGAGACGCTTGGACTTTTTGCGGGACATTTTGTGGCGTTTGCTCATTTGCGACCTCCGCCGGGAAACCCGGCACTGATTTGAGTGGTGGCGTCCCCGATACGGGTGAGCCCCTGGGAGATTTTATTCGCGGTCCAGATGCCCAATAAGGCAAGGAGCGTTGAGATAATTTTCGCGATTATGTCCTTTTCCATTTTGACCCCTTTTTTTGAGACTGAACCCTCCGGGTGTCAGTCAGAACAGTTACATCAAGGGAATAACTGTTCATGACTCGGTGTCCGAGCCTTTTTTCGCCTTCGGCGAAGATGCCTTCGGCGACCCTTCCGCCGCCAGGGGGGCGGCCTGTGGGGGAGCCGTTTTAGCGGCTTGGACGCGCTCTACAGCGTCCTTAGACATTAAGCCGAGCTTTGCCATCTCTTCGGCATTGGAAGCGTCCTGGGTGAACGCCAGGAACTCTACAGGGTCGTTGTGGAAGCGCCGCCGAACCTTGGCGGAAAGAGAAGCGAATTGCTCCTGCGAGAAATGGACCAGGTGGAGCGAATCCTGGTAGGTCGGAACGTCCGAAAAATCCCCATACCTGGGGTTTTTCTTAATGAGATCGGGCAAAACGCCCGTTTTCTCGTATTTTTTCATAATGTTATTGATATCGCACGCGGCGGCATCCGCCTGTTTGGTGCGGGTAAGATCCCCGCAAGCGATTTGGCCGGTGCGTTTATACGGAGCATAGCGATTTCGGAAAGTTCTCATTATTTGCCTCCAGATTTCATTTCATAGTGTTTCCGGGAGAGACGGTCGAACTCGTCGAGGCCCATTTTGCCATGGCCCATGCCAGAAGCTCGTCCCAAGCCTTTGGCAGAACTAGCCGCGCCGATGGTGTCACCGACCCGTTTAAGAATCCCATCGAAAGGGATAAGTTTTCGGTCGAAGTCGCTCTGACGAGACTTCAGCCGATTTTCAGCCTTGTTACGGTCGTACTCGGAATGTGGATCCCGTGTTGTGTAGTCCAGAGCGGCGTTTTGACCCCGCGATTTGGTGAGGCCCGCCAGTTCCTGGCTAACGATTGTATCAACGCCCGTTTTGGCGATGTTGAGATCCCGCTGGGCCATTTCCCTCTGAAAGATGGCCATTTCCTTACCCGAGGCGATGGTTTTTTCCAGAGCTTCGCCCACCCGAGAATCACGGGTGGGAACACGAGAGGGAGCGCTAGCGCCGGACCCCGAGGCCGGCGAAGCGGAAGGCGTAGAAGCTCCACCGGAATTCATCATCATTATCGGATTCAGACCCGCCTTTTTCATGTCGTCGCGCGACCTTTGGTAAGCGGAATTAGACATTTTTTCGGACCAATCGCGCGCGACGGTGGCTTGCCACTGGTTAAAGTCGCGAGCCTTATACGCTTCGTCGGCATTAAATTGCCTATCGATAGCGGCGTTCTCGCGGTCCTGGACGTTCATTTGGTGAGAGGCAACGATGTTGCCAACCCCAGTAACAGCGCCGGCCACGGCGCCGCCGATCTGGCCCCAATCTGAGTTCATAAGACCTCCTAGAAATGGTCGATCAGCCCAGGAACCGAGTACACGGGCATGGGCCTGGCACATTTGAGCGAGAAATAAGCGTCGAACAGGAAATTGGGCTCATCCGGTACGGCGGACACCCGGTCCACTGGTGGAGTGTCCTGAATAAAAGTGCTGTTAAGAGTCGGAAGAGCCGTGAACTCCTGCGCCAAGTGCCACATATCGAGAGGCGTGGCGTAGGTTGACCGGAACTGGCCAGTAATGACCGACGGTTTATAACGGTATTCCGCATAGCGCTCCTGATAACCGAAGGTAGCCGTATTTTGGGCGTCCCCGGCGCCAGCCGGGTCAACAAGGTAGATTTCCTGGTTAAGGACGGCCTGCTCGCCAATATGAGAGAGAGCGGGCCAATAGAAATCCCAGCGAGTTTGCCGGGAGAACATGCGATTAAGACCCTGTTGGTAACTCAGTTCAGCGCGAACGGACACTAGCCCGATAAGGACGCAATGCTCGGTGAAGGACTTCGAGAATCCATGGCCAGAGGCCGAGAACGTCCCATAGCCAGCCACGTTACCCTGGGGTGTCGTTACGTCTGTCGACGAGGTTTGAGGAACCGGGGTGACATTGATGGCCGTCGATCCCCCGCCCAGGTACTCAGGCCGCTGAAGCCGAGCGTCCGGAGAAGTTACACCGAAATGGGCGCGGATGATTTCAGTGTAGCGAGTTCCGCCTCGCGCATCCCGCTCATAGAGCTTCTGAATCTGGAATGCCTGGCGAAGAGAATTAATAGTAGCAGCCGTAGCGTCGGACAGATCCGCGTAGTTGTAACCGTAAGGCGTGCCGGTACCCGAAGAACTTTGAGATTTCGCGTACTCATTGGTTCCGACATTCGTCGACATATCGCCCTCAAGAGGAGACGCAGCG